TTGTTGTTACTACCAATGCGGCTTCTACTACTGATCGATGTCTTGTTTATGCTCCTATATCTAATCTCATTCAAAGTGATGAAAGTTCTTCTGGTACCTTTCAAGGTCAGCGTATTTGGCTCTCTGGTGTGAAGCTTGATGTTTTATTCAATGCTTCATTTTCTGAGGATTATTATCTTCGTCTTTTGTGTTTTTGGGTTACCAATGATTATGATTTTATTACTAACCTTCCTGTTCCTGGTGTTGAGACTTCTTGGGTTCCTACTGGCAATAATGCTCAGTCTGTTTCTAACAACGGTCAGACCTATCGATTTTTGGATGTTCCGTATGGTGCTGCTGGTGGCTATGGTGATTATATTAATTACCTTGCTCGTGTGAATCCTGATTTTCCTGGAACTTGTCTTTTTGATAAGCGTTGGAGGATTCATGCAGGTGCTTCTGTCGCTTCTGGTTTAACTACTGGTGGAAATCCAACTCATCATTTCTCTCATTACTTTCCTATTAATCAGAATTGGATTTGGTCTACCAATCCTTTTGATAATGTCACCGGTACGCCTCCTTTGGCTGTTGCTCCCAATTTTGGTAAACATGGTCAACCTGTTTTCGCTTTCTACTTCGTTAATGGCGAAGCTCTTGCTGGTGGTGGAACTCAGCGTGCTCTTAATTTGAATACTGAAGCGAGAGTTTATTTTAAGGAAGCTGTTTAGATTTCAACCCACACATTTTCAATATTGAATAAAGGCTCTGTTAAAATCACTCTTATGGTGTTCGCTTGGTACCATTCTAGTTCTCTTGTTGTGAATGATCTCCAAGGATCATTGTCATCATTCCACACAAAGATCGATGGTTTTCCCCATGTGATGCTTCTTTTCTTGCGGTACTTATCTGAGACCACGAACTGTCTCTGCGCCCCAACGAATTGCTTCCTATAGGGTAACCATTTCCAATCGAAGTCATCCCACACGATATAGGTGGCGTCAGCATCCCAGTCGTCGAGGTTAAAGGAACCATTGAAATACATGTGTCTTCCGAGAGATCTGGCCCATTCTGTCTTACCCAGTCTACTTGCACCCGTTAGCCAAAGCGTTTTCGGTCGATCTGGGTTACCTAATTCTGACTCGACCCAGCCTTGTAATTCATCAGTTCTTCGAAAAGATTGAAATAATCCAGCATATTGCTGAATACACGCTCCAAACTTATGTCTTGCGAATTCACGCAGTCTGTCAAGATGGAGAACGTAGTCTCTTGCATATTTCTTCTCAACAAGTCCCCAGAATTCGGTCTCTGTAGTCGTGCCAACCAAGTCTTGATATCTTGCGTTAGTCCCATTATCGATAAGATTTGAGAGATAATTTCCCTCTTTTTTGCAATAGTTGATAACAGCTGATTTGTTTCGTACGGGTTGTATATTTGGATGATTTCCGTCGCAGTCGAATGCGCGCTCATTTCTTGTGTCATACTTATTGGGCCACTCTCCGTACGCATGAATGTGGGTTCCGCCATCTGCATGCGACTCGACTCCAACCACGTAACTAGCTCCGATTCCTGTGAGGAACTCGGCAACTCTTTCTTTGGAGAGCTCACCGCATTGTGGATAGGTGAGGAATATTTTTTTGGCATTGAATCTGAATGGCATTGACTCATACAAACACTTAATGTATGAGCTTGGAATATGGGAGGGGGTTAATACTACTCCCCTCCCCCAGTGGAAAAAGCGGATTTTTATATTTTTATTGTTAGAATATCACATTCATTGTGGCGCATCTTAGTGTAATCTAAGATCATGATCCGCAGGTGATCCTCATTCTGTGTTCGTTCCTAGAATGCGCCACTTCCGTTTTAGGAAAGTTTTTTCTGCTCGGCCTAGGAATAGGGAAAATAATGACGATAGGCATAATGTGTAACCGTAATGCGCAGTTCTTTCCGCAAGCGGTCGTTTAAACGTAGACGTACTTTTCGTAAACGTACTTTCAGACGTAAACGCGGATTTACGCGTTCTGGTCTTGGTAGTAGAAAAAATCGTAAAGGTTTTCTTCCTCGTTATAAGTCTAAGGCTCATGTCGGCCGTCGTGTTCCTTCTTTTCGCAAGTTTTATTCCGCTATTGATGCTAAGGTGTCCGTAACCGATAGTGTTGTTGTTACTACCAATGCGGCTTCTACTACTGATCGATGTCTTGTTTATGCTCCTATATCTAATCTCATTCAAAGTGATGAAAGTTCTTCTGGTACCTTTCAAGGTCAGCGTATTTGGCT